TAAAGCTTTATACGTAGCTAACAATCCTGATCGTATTATAAACCATTTTTATGAACAGGGTCGTGCTGACGCAGTTCGTGATTTAACAGCTAAATCAAAAAATATTAGCAATGAACCACGATCAACGCAAAGCGGCGATGTGTTTGTTAATGGCTATAGGGTCAAATCTGTTAGCGGTGCAGATTCTTCAAGACTTAAAATTAAAACAAAACGTTAAAACTTAAAATTTATAAAAAATGGCATTATCACCTTTGTATGGCTCGTTGATCCCAACGGCCGCAAAACAAACTGGCACTTCAAACTATCTTGATTTTACAAGTGGTGCTGGTAATGACTTTTCTCAACAATATCTACCTGAAATTTATGAAGCTGAAGTAGAGCGATACGGAAACCGTACGCTTTCTGGGTTTCTTCAAATGGTAGGTGCTGAGATGCCGATGAGTTCTGATCAAGTTATTTGGTCTGAGCAAAATCGTTTACACATTTCGTATAACGCATGTACAATCGCAGCCAACGACAGTGCTACTGTAATTATTGGAGACAACGCTACTGGAGGATCCAGTATAGTTGGAGGCACTGGAAAACATCATGCAATCCGTAAGAATGCATTGATTGTAGTTCTTGATCCTGACACAGGTACTGAACAAAAAGCTTTTGTAAGCGCTGTTACAGGCACTACCGTTGAAGCTCACCCATTTGGGTCAGCTACATGGGCAGCTGCTCTTGTTAGCGCAGATGCTTTAAAAGTATTTGTATTTGGTTCTGAATTTGGTAAAGGAACTTCTGGAATGGAAGGTTCAGTAGACCCTGAGTTCACTCAGTTTAACAACTCGCCTATTATCATTAAAGATCATTATGGTATTAATGGTTCTGACACTGCTCAGATTGGATGGGTTGAAGTTGCTACTGAAGATGGAACTTCTGGATATTTATGGTATCTAAAAGCTGAATCAGAAACAAGACTACGTTATCAAGATTACTTAGAGATGACTATGGTTGAAGCTGAAAAAGCTGATTCAGCAACTGATACTACAGGTTCTATTTCTGCTTACAAACAAAATGTAAAAGGTACTGAAGGGCTTTTTGCTGCGCTTAATAAGCGTGGAAATGTATATTCGGCTTTTCCTGCTACATTAGGTTCTTTTGACGAAATTCTTAAAAACCTAGACGGTCAAGGCGCAATTGAAGAAAACATGCTTTTCTTAGATCGCACTACCAATCTAGCTTTTGACGATATGCTTGCAGGACTAAACGGCG